TATGAGCAGAATTTTTCATTAGAGAAACTAAAACTCAAAAACCCAGAAGAAGAAATTATTATTGAAAAACTAAATAATAAAACCTACCAATTAAAATCAGCTAAAATAAAATTAGGTCAACTAATTAATCTAATTGAAGATAATGATTGGAGTATCTCAGCTAGCGGTGCTTTTTATAATAATGATAACAAAAGTATAGCTTGCGAGGTATTAGAGGATTGGTTTGATAAACGAGAACACTATCGAGCATTAAAGAAAAAAGCAGGTAAAGCAGAAGATTGGGAAAAATATAAATTATATGATTTGTATCAAATGGCCTTTAAAATCTTGCAAAATGCTTTATATGGTACTTATGCAATTAATGGTTGGAGATTTACTGATGGGTATAAAGTTTGTTCAGCATCTATTACAAACAGTGGTCAAAGATTAACGCAGGAATCGATTACATTTGTAAATTCATTTATAGACAATATAATACATGGTAAAAACAAAGATAATCAATATGTTCGTGCGAGTGATACCGATAGTTTATATATAGAATTAACAGATTTATTATTACATAAATACCCTAACATTGATTTATCTGATAGAAAGAATAAAATTGCTAAATTACTTGAATTGACTGCTGAATTGCAGGTAAAGGCAAATGATAATTTAAATCAAATGTGTTCTAATCTATTCAACATACATGGAAAACATTATTTTGAATTAAAGCAAGAAGTAATTGTAGAAAAAGCATATTGGGCTGGTAAAAGAAGATATGCTATGTATGTAGTAAATAAAGAAGGGATTGATGTTGAAGAGTTAGAGATGAAGGGGTTAGATTTGATGAAATCAAATTTCCCTCCATTATTTAGAGATTTTGGAAAAACATTAATTGAAAAGGTTATATTCGGAGAAAATAAAAAAGATATTGATAAATTTATTACTGAATTTAGAGATAGTTTATCTACAATTAACTGGAGAAAATTACTAAAACCTACAGGTCTTAAAAAAGTAGGAGAATATATAGAAAATCCTCCATTATCAGGAGAAATATTTTCAAGATTAAGAAAAAAATGTCCAATTAATACCAAAAGTGCTATCTATTATAATGACTTATTAAGATTTAAAAAATTAGATAAAAAATATCCTACTTTTCAAATTGGAGATAAAATGTATATTGCTTATCTTAAAAATAATCCTTATAAAATAGAGGTATTAGGATTTAATGGATACTCAGATCCCCCTGAAATTATAGATTTTATTGAACAATTTATTGATAGGGCTTTAGTATTTGATTCAGTTATGAAAAATAAATTAGAGAGTTTATATTCAGATATTAAATGGGAAATGCCAGTTTTTAATAAAAATGTATCTAAATTCTTTAATTTTTTTTAAGCTTGGTTATTCACAAAAAATTTATTATATTTCCGTATGATTCAAAAACAGAAATTTCAATCAATTATATCTAAATACCATTTAAATGGACTTATTGATTCTGTTAAATGGAAAATTGAAAATAGTAAACTAAATATAGAATTTATAACTCCTAACAAAGATATGGTTGGAGGAATTACTACTAATTTTCCTACAATACCTGCTACTATAGCTATATTTAATACAGCTCAATTAAATAAATTAGTTAATATTACTGATGGTACTTTATATTTAGATTTTCTTAAAAGTAATAAAGTCTATAATAAATTAACTATTTATGATGGAAAATATACTTTGGAATATTCTTTAGCTGATTTAATGCTTATTCCTAAAATCCCATCTATTAATGATCCTGGCCAATACGATATTGAAGTTAATTTAACATTAGATAATATTAATTCTTTCATTAAAGCAAAAAATGCTCTTCCTGATGCTGATATGGTTACAATTAGAGATATTATGGGGTTTGAAGGAGGAAATGAAGTAATGTTAACTATTGGTGATCAAACAGATTTTTCAAATAAAATTAATTTTAAATTTTCTGATATAGTTATAAATTCATCAGGAGGTTCTGAATTATGTTTTGATGCTAATGTTTTAAAAGAAATTTTTAGCTCTAATAAAACAGACCAAGCTAAAGCCTTAATTAGTAGAGAAGGTTTAATGAAATTAGTTTTTACCGATGGTGATATTGAAAGTTATTACTATCTAGTCCAAAAAGAAACATATTAAAAAATATAAGTTATGAAAACTGAAATCACATCAGCAAGAACAATCTCAGACCCGTCTATGGAACCCTATTTCATTTCAGTAGACGATTATTGCTACACTTTAAAACAAAAAATTACTCCAACATACACTGATAGTGGTAAGGAGTATGTTCAAGATGTAGGTCATTATTCTAATATTGATTCTGCTGTAAAAAAAGTTATGAAACTAAAAGTAAATACTAAATCATATGATTCACTTAAAGAATTTGTAACTGAATATAAACAAATACAACAATTAATTACTAAACAATTTGAAGATTTATGAAATTACAAGCATTATTCGACGCAGTTATTATTAAACCATTTTCACAAGAAGAAATGAGTTATGGATCTATTATCGTTCCTGATATGGGGAAAGAAAAAAATCTTTCAGGTACAGTAGTAGCAATCGGTCCTGGTAGTCATACTATTACAGGAGAATTTTTAAGTACTATTGTAAAAGTAGGAGATAAAGTAATTCTCCCACAAATGGGTCCAACTAAATTTGACTTTGAGGGGGAAGAATATTATATTTGCCCTGAAAAACAGTTATTAGCAATTATTAATGATTAAAAACTATAAAAAACATGAGTAAAGTTATTGAAACAGGCGCAGTTGCGAGAGAAAAACTAATTAAAGGTATTAATAGGTTAAGTGATGCTGTGACATCTACTTTAGGTCCTAATGGCCGAAATGTAATTTTTAATGATGGTGAAAATGTAGTTTCTACTAAAGATGGTGTATCAGTAGCTAAACGAGTAGATTCATTTGAAGATCCTATTGAAGAATTGGGAGCACAAATGGTTAAACAAGCATCTATTAAAACAGCTGATCGAGCAGGAGATGGAACAACAACCTCAACCTTATTAGCCCAAAAAATTATTCAAAAAGGTATTAAATATCTAAATAATGGACATAATGCAGTAGAAATTAAACGAGGTATTGATGCTGGAGTAAAACAAATAGTTGACTGCTTAAAAACCCAAATCTCCTCAGATATTGCTTCAGAAGAACAATTAGAGCAAGTAGCTATTATTTCTTCTAATAACGATACTGAAACTGGTAAAATTATTGCTACTGCTTTAGAAAAAGTAGGACGTGAAGGTGTAGTTCATATTGAAGAATCACGTTCAGGTGAAACATATCTTGAAACAGTAGAAGGTATGCAATTTGATCGTGGTTATAAATCACATTATTTTGTTACTGATAATAATAACATGTCCTGTACTCTAGATAAACCATTGGTTTTAATAGTTGATAGAAAAATCACTCAAGTAAAAGAATTACTTCCACTATTAGAAAGTGTTTCAAACCAAAATCGATCTTTACTTATTGTAGCAGAAGATATTGATGGTGAAGCATTAGCAACTCTTATCGTAAATAAAATGAGAGGTATTCTAAGAGTAGCAGCAGTTAAAGCTCCTGATTTTGGTGAGCGTAGAAAACTTCTTTTAGAAGATATGGCTATTTTAACTGGTGGTACAGTATTCAGTAGTGAAAAAGGAATGAAGTTTGAGCGTTTTGATTCAAATTGGTTTGGTGAAGCACGAGTAGCTACTGTTGATCGAGATAAAACTACAATTGTTGATGGTAAAGGTTCTGAAGAAAGTATTAAACAACGAATGGAAGAACTTCAAGCTCAAATTGAAAAAGCTGCTACTCCTTATGAGCAAGAAAAATTACAAGAACGTTTAGCTAAATTCATTGGAGGTGTAGCTATTATCCATGTTGGTGGTAATACTGAAACTGAAATGAAAGAAAAGAAAGATAGGGTTGATGATGCATTACATGCTGCTAAAGCTGCAATTGAAGAAGGTATTGTTCCAGGTGGTGGTTCAGCTCTAATCTATGCTAGTCAAGCTATTACATATTCTAAATCTGATAGTGAGGATTTTAATATTGGAAAGCAAATAGTTCATGATGCATGTTTTGCTCCTTTTAGTAAAATCGTATCTAATGCTGGAATTTCAGAACGAGAACAATATGAAACATGTAATTTAATTCTTGAATTAGGAGAAGCAGGTGAAAAACCATATTTTGGATACAACATTAAAGAAGAAATCGTTATTAATATGATTGAGCAAGGAATTATTGATCCTACTAAAGTTACTCGAACTGCTTTAGAAAATGCTGCTTCAGTAGCTGGTACTGTATTATTGACTGAATGTGTTATAGTAGATAAAAAAGAGGAATCAAAACAAAATAATGCTGTTCCTCAATATAACGACATGTTTTAATCAATGAGAGGAGCTGAAAAATTAATGGGCTTAGTAGTTTATGTAAACGAACGGCCCTATACTATTAGTGAGTTACATTATGTTGTAGAATTTGAAGCATTTTTTGTAACATTAACAGATGAAGATGGCTGTAATAAAAATTATCCTATAAACGATATTATTCCTTTTTTAAGAAATAAATTTAATCAATGAAACAACATACTCTTTGGGTTGAAAAATACAGAAGTCAAATTTTAGAAGACTATGTAGGTAATGAATCTATAAAAGATCTTATCCAAGATTGTATAGATAAAAATGATATACCTCATATGATTTTCTCAGGACCCCCAGGAACTGGAAAAACTACTTTAGCTAAACTCATAGTAAATAGTATTGAATGTGATTATCTTTATATAAATGCTACAGATGAACGTTCAATGGATGTAATGAGGGATAAAGTTAAAGGATTTGCTTCCTCAGCCTCATTTAAACCATTAAAAGTAGTTATTTTAGATGAAGCTGATTTCATTCGAATAGATTCTCAAGCTTTATTAAGGAATGTTATTGAGACATTTTCACTGAACACTAGATTTATTCTTACATGTAATTATGTTGAAAGGATTATAGACCCTATTCAATCTAGGTGTCAAGTTTTAAATATAGTTCCTCCTTCTAAAAAGGATATTGCTACTCATGTTGCTATTATTTTAGAAAAAGAACAAATCGAGTATGAAGCTGAAGATTTGGTAAAAATAGTTAATAAGTTTTATCCTGATTTAAGAAAAACTTTAAGTACATGCCAAATTTTGTCTAAAGATTCTAAATTAATTCTTGATGAGAAAGTTCTTATATCTGGAAATTATAAAGAATTAATCTTAAAAGAATTAAAATCACCCTCAAATAAATCATTTAATCATATCCGACAAATTATAGCTGATTCTCAATTAACTGAATTTGATGAAATATATAAGTTTTTATTTGAAAATATAGATGAATTTGCTAAAAACCATGTAGGAGAAATCATTGTATTATTAGAGGAATATTTATTTCATGCTAATTTTAAAATAGATAAAGAAATTAACCTTTTAGCTTTGATTTATAAAATTTTATTATTAATTTGCTGATATGAATAAACCAATAGTCAATTTTGAAGATAAATTATACATTATCAATAAAGTTTTAACTATAAAAAAAGATCCCCCGTTTGATTTAGTAGAAGAATTACAACACTATTATCACTCAAATAAAGTACTTAAAAAAGAAAATAAATATTATTTTGTAACTCAAATAGAAGAACCAATTTTAGAAAATTATGGAGAAACTACAACAACAACCGAAGATCGACCTAGCGTTGACGACAGCAGTAACTAGTCCTAATGGAGATCATCTCTTTGCTGAAGGAATTATTTTAAGAAAAATGTCTAAATTCGTTTTAGGAAGTGCTGAAGATGGAATTATCCCACTTCCAGTATTTTATAATCCTGAAACTGGAAAGATTTTAATTGATTCAATTCCTGTAGAAATTAGAGAGGATTATAAGGATATTAGTTTTACCTTAGAAAAATAATGAAAGAATTTTTTAGTATTTTAAAATATTTAACTTGGGAGAAAAAACCTTGGAGTAAATTAACTGAGGTTGAAAAGGAAGCAATTAACCCATATATGTTACATAGATATATTTCTATGTGTCCTGATTATATTGAGTTAGTTAATTTGATTCAACAAATTCCTTCAACTGAAAAAGAAAAAATATATAGAGTATATTTGGACTTAATTCCTAAAAGAAATGTTTATTTAAAATACATAAAATCTTCCAATAAAAGTACATCCAATGATCTTTTAGAAAAATTAGCTCTTTATTTTGAAAGTTCAAAACGAGAAATAGGAGATTATTTGGATGTACTTTCTAAGGGTGAAATTAAAGAAATATTAGAATCTTTAGGAACTGAAGAAAAAGAACTTAAAAAATTATTAAAATAAATCCAATGCATTTAAGAAAAGATTATAAACCATCATCCTCAATATCATATAATGATTATACCCCTGATTCTATAGTACAATCTATTATTGAAAAGTTTGTTGAACGGGCTAAAAAAGGAGAAAAAAAATATAATACTACTTTAGATAGACAAGATTTAGGTATTTCACAATGGATTGAACATTCACAAGATGAACTCATGGATGGTATTCTTTATTTAGAAAAACTTAAATATGATCTAATACATTCTTCAGATAGAAAAGTATGGGGGTAAAGCAGATACCATTAATAGTTGA